CGAGCAGCTCATGTCGGGAGACTCAGCAGATGGCTCGTAGGATGTATGACTTTAAATGCAGTGCAGAACATATTACAGAAGGTTTTGTTGATTATGAGACAACGACAATCTCCTGTAGTTGTGGGGATGTAGCAAATCGAATTATCTCACCAGTGAGAATTAGTTTGGATGGTACAGACCCTCTCTTTGTAGGAGCCTACGATAGGTGGGCAAGAATCCGAGAAGAGAAAACGAAGCAAGAAGTAAAACGTAACGAAGCCTGAGATACCTCGAAAGAGCCTCAGATTATAAATCCTAAAATCACTTGATTCGGTGACAGGAGACTTTAAATGGCAGCAAACTTTATCCAAGAAGAAGAACTGTTTAACGGCAGCGAGCAAGAAGAAGTACAAGACATTACAACCCCAGTCCCTGACTCAACTGGAGCAGGGCAAGCTGAAGTGGCTGGTGTCAGTGAACCCGTAGAAGAATTACCAGAGAAGTATCGTGGTAAGTCTGCTATTGAGATTGCTAAGATGCACCAAGAGGCTGAAAAGCTCATCGGTCGTCAAGCAAATGAGGTTCACGAAGTACGGAGTCTTGCAGACCAGCTATTAAAACAACAACTCGAAAGCAAGGCTAGAGAAGCAAAGCCGATTGAAGAATCGCTTGAAGATGACTTTTTTGCAGACCCAACCAGTGCGGTCAACAGACAAGTAGAGAAGCACCCTGCAGTACTTGAAGCAAGACAAGCAGCACTCGAAATGAAGCGCATGAAGACAGCACAACAACTGTCTGCAAAGCACCCAGACTTCGCCACTATCGCATCTGATACTGGTTTCCAAGATTGGGTAAAGTCTTCAGCTATTCGATTAAACTTGTTTGCCAAAGCTGATGCTGAATTTGATTTTGAATCCGCTGATGAATTGTTAAGCACTTACAAAGAGCTAAAGCAAATCAAACAACAGAATCAAAATGTCCAATCAGCCGCAGTAGAAAGCAAAGCTCAAGAACAAGCAATGCGTGCAGCTACAGTTGATGTTGGTGGTGCTGGCGAATCAAGCCGAAAGGTGTATCGTAGAGCAGACCTAATTAAACTGAAGATGACAGACCCAGACCGTTATATGCAAATGTCCGATGAAATCATGGACGCATACGCATCAGGGCGAGTTAAGTAATTTTAGCATTTCTAATTAAAGGAAACTTATCATGGCACTATCCAAAGTAGCATATCCCGGTAACTCGGGTTCGATTGTAAACAACACCAATGCAGCAGTATTCATTCCAGAAATTTGGAGTGACGAAGTCATCGCTGCTTACAAGAAAAACCTCGTATTGGCAAACCTTGTTCGCAAGATGTCTTTCAAAGGTAAGAAAGGTGATACCCTCCACATTCCTAAGCCAACTCGTGGCACAGCAACCGCTAAAGCAGCTAACACTGCCGTAACGATTCAAGCTGACACCGAGACAGAAGTTCAGGTTTTGGTAAACAAGCACTTCGAGTACTCACGTTTCATCGAGGACATCACCGAAGTTCAGGCTTTGGCATCGCTCCGTTCTTTCTACACGGAAGACGCTGGTTACGCCTTGGCTAAACAAGTTGATGACGAACTCATCGCCTTGGGCAAGTCTTTTGGTAACAGCGACGGCGCTGACTGGGTACACAGCAATTCGTACTACATCGACGCTTCTACTGGTTTAACAGCTTACGCTGTTGACACTGTAGCAACTGCTGACGTATTCACCGATGCTGGTTTCCGTAAGCTCATCCAGTTGATGGACGACGCTGACGTACCAATGGATGGTCGTAAGTTTGCGATTCCTCCTTCACTGCGTAACGCAATCATGGGTATTGACCGTTACAATAGCCGTGACTTCGTTGATGCACGGGGCGTTCAGAACGGTCAAATCGGTAATCTGTATGGTATCGACATTTTCGTATCAAGCAATATGCCTACGATTGAAACTGCTGATGATAATACCGCTGGCGACGCAGTTAAAGCCGCAATGCTTTTCCATACCGACACAATGGTATTGGCAGAGCAGTTAGGTGTTCGTTCACAGACTCAGTACAAGCAAGATTACTTGGCTACCCTTTACACTGCTGACACATTGTTCGGCACTAAAGTTGTACGTCCAGAAGCTGGCTTCGTATTGGCTGTAAACGCTTAAGTAGTAAAAACTCAGGATAGCCTCTTCGGAGGCTGTCTTGTTTTAGTGTATTCATAGAGTGCATTAAAACAAGTCAAGGAGAATAAATGTCGATATACAGAGGCGCAGGGGGTGCGGGAGACGCTGTAGCGGATTCTTCTAGTGAAGCCCTATTAATTCGTGAACTTGCTGTTGAGGTTCAGGCTTCCGCTGATGCTGCTTCTGATTCAGCAACCGCTGCTGGTACTTCCGAAACTAATGCAGCAACATCTGCAACTAACGCTTCTAACTCTGCCACTGCTGCTGCGACTTCAGCAACTAATGCAAGCAATAGCGCATCTGCAGCAAGCACTTCAGCAACTAACGCAGCTAACTCCGCTACTGCAGCTCAGACTGCAGAGACTGCTGCTGAATTAGCCGAAACAAACGCAGAGACTGCACAAGCTGCTGCGGAGGCTGCACAACTTGCTGCTGAGACAGCACAGACCGCTGCGGAATTAGCAGAAACAAACGCAGAGACTGCAGAGACTAATGCAGAAACTGCAGAAACTAACGCTGCTGCTTCTGCCAGCGCTGCTTCAGGTTCTGCTTCTGCTGCAGCTACCTCAGCAACTAATGCAAGTAACTCAGCGTCTGCTGCATCTACTTCAGCAACTAACGCTTCTAACTCTGCTAGTGCAGCATCAACGTCTGCATCCAATGCAGCTACCTCAGAAACAAACGCATCAACATCTGCTTCAACAGCTACTACACAGGCTGGTATAGCTACCACTCAGGCTGGTTTAGCTTCTACCTCAGCTAGTAACGCAGCTACATCAGAAACAAACGCTGCAGCCAGTGCATCTACAGCTACCACACAAGCTACTAATGCAAGCAATAGTGCAAGCGCAGCATCTACCAGCGCAACCAATGCAAGTAATTCAGCTAGTGCTGCAGCAACATCTGCAACTAATGCTGCTAACTCTGCCACTGCTGCAGCGACTTCTGCTGCTGATGCAGTTACAACGCTGTCTACTTCGCTCTTAAAAGCAAATAACTTATCTGATGTAACCAACGTAGCTACAGCAAGAACTAACTTAGGTTTAGGAACAACAGGTGTAACAGCAGCAACATACGGCTCTGCTACTTCTATTCCAGTAATTACAGTCGATGCGTTAGGCAGAGCTACAACAATTACAACTGCTACGGTACAAGGCGGTCAGTACTTTGGTACTGCAACATCTAAAGCCATTGCATTTAATGAAGACTCTATTGCAGAGAACATAACAACAACAAGTGGTAAGAACTGTCTCTCAGTTGGTCCGATAACGATTGCTTCTGGGTTCTCAGTTACGATTGCTTCTGGACAAAGGTGGGTAATCCTATGAGTATTGTTTTATTAGGCTCAACTAGCGGAAGCGTAACTTTACAAGAACCAGCCGTTGCTGGGACTACTGTATTAGACTTGCCAGCTACTAGCGGAACTGTTGTTGTTACAGGCACTACTCCTACTCTTAACGGCATTACATTTCCAGCAACACAAGTATCAAGTGCTAACGCAAACACATTAGATGATTATGAAGAAGGTACATGGACACCCGTAGTTACGGCTGCAACTGGTTCAATTACTTCTTATACAGTTCAATCTGCAACATATACAAAAATTGGCAGGTCGGTTACTGTTAATGTGCAATTTACAATAACAAATAATGGAACAGGTGGGTTCAGAATAGACATTAATAATTCTTTACCATTTAGCACTTTAACTAGCCCAGATGTAGCATTTCACGGGGCTGGTAGAGAAAACTCAGTAGTAGGTTTTATGGTTATGGTTCAATGTGCTGGATTAACTATGCGTTTATGGAAAACAGATAATACATACGCTGGCGGCACAAACTATGTGTTGTTTGCAACTTGTACCTACTTTACGAGCTAATTATGACACTTACAGAAAGAACTGAAATTGACCGTATTGAAGTAGTAGCTTTAGGAATTGTGCAAGTTCGACAAGCTACTATTATTGAACGAGATGGTGAGCAGGTTGCACTTAATTTTCACCGTTGGGCGTTAACTCCTGATATGGACATTAGCGACCAAGAACAAAAAGTACAGGCTATTTGCAATGCTGCGTGGACTGATGATGTTAAGTCTACATACGAAACTTATAAGTCTGAACAAGCTAATAAATTAGGGATAGCATAATGGCTTCAATTATTACAGCCACAAATTCAAATGGACTTGTAAGCTCTGCTGACAATAGCGGAGTTTTGCAACTAGCATCTGGAACAGGTAATTTAGTTACTATTCCAGCAGTAACAGGCACGGCTATGGTTAGTGCAAATATGCCAGCTTTTAGTGCTTTTTCGAGTGGTAATCAAACAATTTCAAACGCAACAGTAACATTAATTACGCTAGGGTCAGAAGAATTTGACACAAATAGCAACTTTGCTTCAAGTCGCTTTACCCCAACCGTTGCTGGTTATTATCAAATTAGTAGTGGCGCTTTATTTGCATCGGGTAACAACATGGATTATTCGCAAATAAGGCTATATAAAAATGGAACAAGTGGCAGTTTATTAAAAATAAGTAGTTACTACAGCCCTGCAACTCTTGGAAAATTTAGCGAACAATTAAACACTTGTGATGCGCTTGTATCTATGAACGGCACAACAGATTATTTAGAAATCTATGCTTTTGCTAGTTCAACTTCTACATTAACAATAGTTGGTGGAGCGTCTTTTTATACCTATATGCAGGGTGTTTTGGTGAGGGCAGCGTAATGACTTTATACGACAAAATTATGGCAATTTACCCAAATCTTGTTTTTCAAGACTTTGACATAAAAGGTTCAATTCAATTGCAGAACGATTCAGATGGTAAAGGCGATTACATTGCCAAGTGGGAACACCCAACGCTTTCTCGCCCAACAGACGCACAATTAGCGGAGATTGAATAATGCCTGTAATCATTGACGGCACAAACGGAATAACCCAAGCTGGGGAATTTAACTCCGACAGCAGCTTTGGCTTTAAAAACCGCATCATAAACGGGGCGATGATTATTGACCAAAGAAATGCTGGGGCTAGTGTTACTCCAACAAACGGGCAATATTTAGTTGATAGATGGTATGCAGGACTCACACAATCATCTAAATTTTCAGCACAACAAGATTCTGGAGCAGTAACACCCCCAGTAGGTTTTATTGATTATTTAGGATGCACTTCTTTATCCTCTTATTCAGTAAGCTCAGGAGATGCGTTTTTTGTTCAACAATGTATTGAAGGGTTAAATGTTTCCGACTTAGGTTGGGGAACTGCTAACGCTAAATCTGTAACTATTTCTTTTTGGGTTCGGAGTTCTTTAACTGGAACTTTTGGTGGTTCTGTAATGAATTCTGCGGTAAATAGAGCATATCCGTTTTCTTTTACCATTAATTCAGCTAACACTTGGGAAAACAAATCAATAACAATTTCTGGTGATACAACAGGAACTTGGCTAACAACCAATGGAATTGGTTTGCGTTTGACTTTTAGTTTAGGCATGGGTTCAACATTATCAAATACTGCTGGAGCTTGGGCTGCTGGAAACTTCTTATCAGCCACAGGCGCAACATCCGTAGTCGGCACAAACGGTGCTACCTTCTACATTACTGGAGTTCAACTTGAAACAGGTTCAACAGCTACTTCATTTGAATACAGACAGTATGGTACTGAGTTGGCTTTGTGTCAGAGGTATTATGAAAAAAGCACAGCCCTTACTGGTTTTGCAGGGGCAAGAGGATTAATTGCATGGGCTACTACTGCGGCACAAGGTTTCTATTTTGTTGTTACAAAAAGAGCCACTCCAACAGTAACAGTTTATAGCCGAAGTGGAACTATAAATACATTATCAAGTAGTTCCTCTGGTTCTGATAGTGCAACTGCAACTGCAAATGGAATTACAAGTTCAGGAGTTCAATCCGTTGGTTCTACAGGATTAACAACTGGAATTCAATATGAAGCAAATTACGCAGCATCAGCGGAGTTATAAATGTATAAATTAATTT